GAAGGCAAGCAATTAACCGACGCGCGTTATGTCCGCAAGATAAGTCCGCTTGGGAAAATTGCGACGCGAACGAGTGGATTGCGTGGTGAAATAAAAATCACCGGCGCACGGAATTTAATCAAGCACTTCAAACTTTCACCAGCAACGAGACCTCCACATAGACCACCCGGCGGTTTAAGGGTACAAATCCTGCGCGGAGGCGGCGGACAATTACCCCATGCGTTTGTTAATCGACGTGGGGTAGTGTTCGAGAATATCGGCGGTCGAAGTTTGCGGCACTTATCGACGGTGAGTTTGCCTGGCGCATGGGAAGTAGTCGGCTCCAAAGTCGAAGCGGCTTTACTTGAACACATAGAAAAAAATATGGAGGCGGTTTTATGAGTTACGGCGAGCAAGTGGCATGGGCGGCAAGGTGTTTGGATAATCCGGAAGCGGCACGAGTCGCCCTCGATAGCGTGAAATGTTTTATTAAGGACTTCGACGAGGTTTATCAAAGCAATAGACCTTGCGAGACGGCGGCTAAGGATTTTTATAATGCGATGGTCGCCAATTACGTTACTGAATTTGGTTTTGATATAAGGAGAGATTAAAATGTTTGGAAAGATTAAATTAGCGCAGTTCAATTCGATAGCGATGCCGCAAAAGGCGCAAAGTGCATGGGATGGCGTGGGCTTTGATGAGATAGTTGGCGCGGAATATAAACCGGTGCTCTTCATCGGCGAACAGCAAGTACAAGGAATTAATTACGTCTACTATGCAGAACAACGCCTGCTTGATTCTGGGACAAGTCGTCGCTTAGTCCGATTGGTCATCAGTGAATATGCTGGGCAATATGAACTGCTCAAAGAATCGATTGAGGTATTGGAGAGTTGACGCCGGCGCATTTGATAGAGGAGTTAGCCGCCGCGATTCGTGAGGCATTAACCAACGTTAAAATGCCATTGGAATACATGAAAGAGGCGGCTGACTTCGTAGCGGTCAATGTCTTCTGCAATTACTTACCGGAAGATTTATTCGAGAACACGAGTTATTATCCGTGCGTGGTAGTGGAATTGGTCGGGGTTGAGGACGATTTGAAGACTGATTCGACGATTGAAGTTGCGCTGAGCATAGGAACGTTCGCCCTTGAAGACGACGGTTGGAAGGACGCTTGGCATATCCTCGAATTAATCCGCAATCGTCTACTAAGTCGCAGGGTCTTAGCAAAAAAATTCCGGCTAAAGGAAATGAAGTGGGAAGCACCGACTGAACAGCCTAGAGAGTTTTATTTCCTGCTGGGCGAATTAAAATACGCCGCTTACTTGACGCAAGAGGCGTTTGTCTGTTAAGATTGGTTTGTAAATAATTGTTCGTCATTGATTATTATCTAACCGCTTCGACGGTTATTTTTTTTAGAAACGTTGATGACCAACGAGGAGATTAGCGGCATGGGTTAAGATTTTGTCTTTAGTTGCAGCGTCTTGAAAATCGGCGTGATAATTCGTCACGCCCCCTTTCATGAACGCTTCGTTGAAGTGGGCGTTTTTTACTTCCCGCTTAAGGATGTGCAAAGCTTCGCCTTCGACGTTGAAGAAGTGAACGTTCTGGGCGAATTCGGTTTTGTGACCACGATAAAGCGAGCGGAGCTGTTCGCTAGAGCAATTCAGCCCCATAGCTACCTGCTTATACGTGAGCACCAGTTGTCCTTGATACTCGATACGGATTAAGTTTTGTGCAGTATAACATAGCATTTTTCAGAACGTCAATTTTTTTATAACGAGGTGAAGACAATGAGTGACAGTTATCAACGCGGAATTTATATTCAAGAGGTAGACACGGCATTAACGCCGATGACGGTAGTTAGCAATCCTTGCGTTGTGATAGGGACGGCTCTCAAGGGCAAGGTCAATGTGCCGGTACTCTGTCAAACGTACGGGGAGTTCGTTGACGAATTCGGATTCAGTGGCGACTTCGATAGTTATACTCTTGAGGAAGCCGCGCAGGTTTTCTTTAACGTGTACAATGTGCGCCCGCTAATTTGTGTGAACGTGTTGGATTTGACGCGCCATAAGAAGACGACGACCAAGAGTTTAACGACGACGCTCACGCCCTTAGAACTCAGCGGCGGAATAATTTTAAGCTCAGTAGTAGTGAAGTCGGGGACGGCGACCTTGACGCTGGGCACTGATTATAAACTTGAACAGCTCAATGCGACGGTGACGATAACAATTCTAAGCACAAGCAAAATCGTCGACGACACGATAAGCGTAGAATATCAAGAGGCGGACGCGTCGAAGGTGACTAAGGCAGATATAATCGGTTCGGATGCCTACGGAGTGGAGACGGGTCTTTATTGCCTTGAAAATGTTTTCCCGAAGCTGGGGATGATACCAAGCATAGTGCTCTGCCCGAAGTGGTCAACTGACTCGGAGATAGCGTTGGCGATGGCGGCGCGTTGTCGAGAGATTAACGGCGTGTTTAAGGCTTTGGCATTGGCTGACCTTGATTTGAAGACGACGATGCATGTTAAGGAAAATCCGACGGCTGACCTGCTCATCGGCGACAAAGGGATAGCGCGTTCAAATTTATTGGCGGACGAAGTAGGCACGTCGAATACGAATTACCAAGACCTCTACGCATACAAGACGGCGAACTCCTTGCAGGATGAATTCTTAGCGTTATTCTGGCTCAAGGTCAAAGTGGGCGACAAGTTGCATTGGCTATCAACTCATGCGGCGGCATTAATGAACTTAGTCGACTCCGGCAATAATGACCTGCCGTTTGAGAGTCCGTCGAACAAAGCGTTAAAGATAAGTGGTTCGTTCACATCCGACGGCACGGAGATAACTTTATCGAAACCAAAGGCGAATACTCTAAGCGGCTGGGGAATTATTACGGCTCTTAACTGGTCGGGCTGGCGTTTATGGGGCAATCGCATTTCAGTCTATCCGAATTCAGATGATCCAAAAGACTCATGGCTACCTGTTCGACGCATGTTTAATTATTTGTCGGGAGTGTTAGCAGTCAACTACTTCAGCAAGATAGACGCGCCGATAAGGAAACGCCTAGTTGAGCAAGTCGTCGACGAGGTTCAGAAGTACTTAGACGGCTTGGCAGCTTATGGAGCAATCCTTCGTGGCAGTCGTATCGCTTTCTTGGAAGAAGAAAATTCCGTACAGAATCTTAACGATGGTAAAGCCGTCTTCCATTTGTACATCGGGGCACTCGTTCCGGCTAGGGTTATCGAATTTAGACTTGAATTTGATACGGCTCTTTACTCGTCACTCTTTGGATAAAAAAAGCCCTCAAGCGAGGACTTTATCTAAAATGAGATTAAGAACCCACTTAGGCGGGGCGGATTTACCGAGGCTCCAATCCTGAACCGTGCGATAAGGAGCGTCCAAAAGTTTGGCGAGCTGAGAAATTTTCAAGTGGCGGCGGTTAAGGAGTTCGCGAATGGGATTATCGGCTTGCAAGATTTGTTCGCGTTCGTTGAGTGTAGCTAAAGAGGCGGCGTAAGTGTCGGTGTCAGCTTTAATCATCTTGACCAATTCAAGCGGCTTGGCGGCGACTTTTTCAAGGGGAGTGGCGGGCGGAATTTCTTTGCCTTCACGTTCCAAGTTCAAAAGGGCTGCGTTTAAGACATCTTGCGCCATTTCGATTGCGTCAAAGATATTATCCCCGCACAAAAACCAATCTTCCCTGTCGTAAAAATGAAACGCCACTTTGTCTTCGTCATCATAAAACAAGGCAGGATATTCATAAATCATTACAATCACCTCTAAAAATCTATGTCAAAGCAAGGGCTTTATGCGCCCCTGCCTGCTCATTTGTAACCAAGTTGTTTAAGAATCTTTTGCCAAGTTCCCGTTGCTATCTCTTGGCTAGCGTGTCTTGGCAAGCGCGCTTCGGCTCCCGATTCAGGATTTATCCAAACCTCATGTTTTTTATCCTGTTCTTTGAACCTTGCGCCCATCTTTTTTAGGATTCTCTCGGCTTCGCTTTTCCTCAATACGCATTCCCCCTTACATTTCATATTATACACGTTTAACCGCTAATCGTCAATGTTCCGTATAAAAAAGATTTAAGGAACGACTTCCCTGCACGGGAAATTTTTTTATTTCAAGGAGATGATAAAGATGAATCTACAGGAGCTGGCTTTGATAAATTTTGAGGGCTATGATAGTGACTCGAATCGCTTTCTAGGTTTGACCTCCTGCGACCTTCCGGATATAGAATATGAGACGACAGACATTAATGGTTCGGGGATTTCGGGGACGCTCTCTTTTCCGATTAAGGGAAATTTTTCTAACTTCACGTCGACGTTTCACTTTAGGACATTAACGGCGGCGGGATGCAAAATCCTAAGCCAAAACAGAGGACATCATCTAAGCCTGCGCGGGGCGAAAGAAGTTTTTGACGCTGGGTCTGGTGA